AAGGCCACAGGCCTTTCATGGGAAAGAACACCTGGAAGTGGTGCCTTAGACTCTAAGCATCTACTAAAAGGGGACTTATACGTACCGGGGGAAGCTAACTTATACTGTGTGGAAGTTAAACATTACGCAGAAGACCACATCAATAGTGGTTTACTTACAAATAAAACTCCACAAATTATTGAGTGGTGGTTACAAGCGGTAAGACAAGGAATTCAAGTTAATCGAAAACCTCTCTTGATCTTTAAGTTCAATCGTAGTAAAATGTTTGTTGCACACCAAGATTTAACAAACGATATGTACCGCAGTATTTTAGTTAGTGCTTGCGGACATGAGCTTAATATATGTCTTTTAACCGATTGGCTAACGCATGAACAACCGAAATTTATAAAATAATGGCAACTACATTCAAACAAATGACAACTGCAGAGCCCCAGACTCTGCTAATTGTAGACTCTCTAAATCTGGCCTTCAGGTGGAAACACTCTGGTGCTAAAGAGTTTGTAAATCAGTACCTACAAACTATTGATAGCTTCAAGAAGTCTTTTAAAGCCTCTAAGGTGATAATTACCTGCGACGGTGGTAAAAGTAAATATCGCTCGGAAATTTTTCCAGAATACAAAGCAAATCGAAAGATTTTGCAAGATAAACAAACCCCGGAAGAAGCGGCTGCGTTTGAGGCATTCTTTAAGGAATATACCGCTGTCATTGATATGTATAAAAGTCTCTGGGCAGATAGTACAGATGAATATCCCGTTTTACAATTCGCGGGAGTTGAGGCTGACGACATTGCAGCGTATATCGTAAAGAAGCGAAAGAAATTTAATAAGATTTGGCTTCTTAGTTCTGATAGGGACTGGGACCTACTTGTTGATGATCACGTATCTCGTTTCTCCTATGTTACTAGGAAAGAGATTACGGCAGATAACTGGAACGAACATTACGACTATGACTTGGAAGACCACATTAGTATCAAGTGTCTTATGGGCGACTCCGGGGATAACGTTCCTGGCGTGGTCGGGGTGGGACCGAAAAAAGCGCTCGATCTCGTACGAGCTTATGGAACTACTTACGATATTATCAATAGCCTGCCTATTAGTAGCAAGTATAAATATATTAGCAACCTTAATAGTTTTGGGGCAGATAATCTGCTTCGGAATTATCAACTTATGGACTTAGTATCTTATTGCGCGGACGCTCTCGGAGACGAGAACTGCGCGCAAGTTGATACATTACTTAGTGAGTATCTTGATGGACATTAACTATCAAATTGAAAAAGAAATTACTGGCCCTCTAGAGCATAGACTAATGGCTATTATTAGAGCATTAGAGGCTAGAGTAGTTATATTAGAAGGACGCACAGTACCTTATATATTCTACGACAAAAATCATTTATATGATTTACCACTGAAAGTGACTTGCGGTATTGCTGCGAAACTAAATACACCCAATTATACAGAAACTGAAAGGCGCAAATAATGAGAGTTCCAGAATACATGAATCGTGAAGTAGAGGTTAAATTAACTTCTCCTGAAATGATGCCAGTTAGAGCACACCCATCAGATGCGGGTGCTGACCTTATGTCTATGTCAGGGGATACACTATATCCAGCATACACTAATATGTATGATACTGGTGTAGCTATTAAAATTCCGGTGGGATATGTTGGATTAGTATTTAGTCGCTCAGGTCAGGGTAAGATTGGAGTGTCTTTACCTAACTCGGTAGGTGTTATTGATAGCGACTATCGAGGCAATATTAAGGTAATGCTTATTAATAATGGCGATAAGCCCTATATTATCGAAGCTAAGAATACAAAGATCGCGCAACTTGTGATCGTTCCGATCATGCTTGCGAAATTTATTACACATGAAAGTACCTGGGACGATACAGTTCGTGGCACGGGTGGGTTTGGTAGCACAGGATGACTAAATTTATAAGAATTGAGAACGCTGATACAGCGGCTTACAAGGTTAAAGTAAGGGTTCAGGATAAAGATTTCGAACTTATCGAAGGTAAGTTGGTTTACACGGGAGTATGGAAAGATACTAAGATTATAGAATTAAACTACCCCACAGCCATGTTAAACGAATACTTAACAACGACACGAAGATTTATAATTGAGGAGAATGGAGTAGTATGACAGTTAGTACACGCGCACAAGTTATTACACGTAGAACCTACAATAGGCCGCTAAATGATGCAGGCACTGAATTTGAGACATGGGAGCAAACGGTAGATCGAGTAATTGGTCACCAAGAATGGTTATGGACACGTGCAGTAGGCGGGCGCGAACTTACTGATCTAGAGTATGCGGAACTATATGATCTAGAGCAGTTAATGCTAGATCGTAAGGTTTCCATGTCAGGACGTAGCTTATGGCTGGGCGGTACTAACGTAGCTAAGACCAGAGAGGCCAGCCAGTTCAATTGCAGTTTTACAGAAGTTGAGACGGTTTATGATTTAGTAGACATTCTCTGGTTACTACTGCAGGGGTGTGGTGTAGGTTTCAAGCCAGTTGTGGGTACTTTGAACGGTTTTAGTAAACCAATCAAAGAAATCAAAGTAGTGCGAAGCACTCGGACTGTTAAGGGTGGGCGAGAAGGTAACCTTGAACTATGGAATCCAGAAACTAAAGTATGGACTATTAGAGTTGGTGATAGTGCTGAAGCATGGGCTAAATCAATCGGTAAGCTAATTGCTGGCAAATATCCCGCTAAAAAGTTAGTACTAGACTTTAGCGAATTACGCCCAGCAGGAGAAAGATTAAAAGGATATGGTTGGATCAGCTCCGGTGACGCCGCTATTAGTACCGCATATCTTGCTATTGCAAAAATCCTTAACGGAAGAGCGGATAGCCTCCTTACTCGTATGGATATTCTTGATATTGTTAACTGGCTCGGTACTGTACTTAGTTCACGTCGTAGTGCAGAGATTGCTCTATTTGAGTACGGGCAACCTGAGTGGGAAGAGTTTGCTGTTGCTAAGAAAGATTATTGGCTCCATAATAATGAGCACCGTACTCAGTCTAATAATAGTTTGGTATTCACTAAAACTCCTCTTCGCAGTGATCTAGAGGCAATTTTCCGATTAATGGAGGAAGCAGGTGGTAGTGAGCCAGGCTTCATCAATGCTGTTGAGGCTACGCGTAGAGCTCCTTGGTTCGCTGGTTGTAATCCGTGTGTTGAGATTCTTCTTGGTAATAAGAGTTTCTGTAATCTTACTGAAATTGATGTTGGTAAATTTCGGGGAGATTCTGCAGGCCTACATTTTGCAGCTAAGCTCGCTGCTAGGGCTAACTACAGACAAACTTGTGTCAATTTACAAGACGGTATCCTACAAGAATCTTGGCACTTAAATAACGCATTCTTACGATTATGTGGGGTAGGACTTACTGGTATTGCCAAACGACCAGATTTAGGCGGCTATGACTATGAGTATTTAAAGCGTACTGCTACAGCTGCTGCAATTAGTATGGCGGATGAGCTAGATATGCCTCATCCTAAGAACGTAACGTGTGTTAAACCGAGTGGTACACTAAGCAAAATCATGGATACTACTGAAGGAATTCATAAGCCTTTAGGTAAGTATATCTTTAATAATGTACAATTCAGTAAATATGATCCTATTGTCGAAAAGATGAGGGAGGCAAAATATAATGTATTCAATCACCCTATTGATGATACTGGGGTACTCATCACTTTCCCAGTGGCTTATGAAGATGTACCATTTCATAAAGTCAAAGGGCTAGAAGTAAATCTAGATAGTGCTATTGATCAATTAGAGAAGTATAAAATGCTTCAAACTAATTGGACTCAGCAGAATACTTCAGTTACTATCAGTTATGACCTAGCTGAAGTACCTGATATTATATCTTGGCTGTTATCTAATTGGGACATTTACGTAGGGGTTAGCTTCCTATATCGTAATGACCCTACTAAAACTGCAAAAGATTTAGGTTATCAATATTTACCACAAGAAGTAGTAACTAAAGAGGTGTATGATGCATATGTTCGTACACTATTACCTGTTAATATGTTTAACACTAATTCTTTTGATGAGTTAGTACAGGACGACTGTTCAACTGGAGCATGCCCTATAAAATGAAATCGTACCAAGAACGTGTAGTAATTGAAAGAAATGAACTAAATACTAAAATCGAAGCACTAGAGGTATTTATTGACTCTGATAACTTTAAGACTTTAGTAAGCAATAAAGAACAAGAACTGCTAAGATATCAATATAGATCAATGGTAGAGTACTGGGCTATTTTAAATAAAAGGATTGCAATATATGAATGACGAACAAGTAATTGAGAATAAGATTCAATCTAAGGGTCTTAATGCCCCCAGACTATCACCAGCTGATATTGACGCTAAGATCAAAGAAGTCACATATACCACGCTACCTAGCGGTAAAGTAATGGTTTGTGAGATCACTCTGCAGAATGGTTTCAGTGTACGTGGAGAAGCTAGTACGGTATCGAAGAAGAACTTTAATACTGAAATTGGTCAGGAAATTTCCTTTAAAAACGCTAGAGAAAAGATTTGGCAGCTAGAAGGATATTTACTGCAAGAGGTTGTATTTAACACTACTAACTAAACGTAAAAAGCCCGCTTAGAGCAATCTAAGCGGGCTTTTTTTATCTTCTATATGCCATAATAATTTGCTTACACATTTTACTACGTACAATATCCTCATCTAAGAAAGTAACAACTTCAATACCTTCAATACCTTGTAGTCTACGAGTAGCATCTGCTAGACCTGAATCAGGAATATCCGCCTGTTCTGTATCTCCGGAAAAAATCATCTTGCAGTTTCTACCAATACGAGAAAGAATCATTTTCATTTCTTCCTTAGTAGCATTCTGCATTTCGTCTGCTAAGACGATGCAGTTCTCAAATGTCATACCGCGCATAAAACCTAAGGGCTGAGGATTAATAGTTTTACTCTTTAGAGCATACTCATAAAATCCAGCACCTAGAGCTTTCTTAAATACATCATCAAATGGTTGTAAGTAAGGAGCGTTCTTTTCCTCTAGAGTACCTGGTAGGAACCCTAGGCTTCTTCCTGTTTCCACGTTTGGACGAGTTAGGATTATTGATTCAACTCGTTTATGAAAGAGCTCTGAAGCAGCATAATAGCCTGCAACATATGTTTTACCAGTGTCCGCACTTCCAACTCCGAAAGTAATATCATTGTTCTTTATAGCTTCCAAATACGTACCCTGAATATAATTTAAGGGTTTAACTTCTTTGAATGCTATATTAGACTTATATACATTAGCAGGTTCTACTTTGTCCCTGCGTGCGCGCTTACCAGAATTTGTTGCCATGAATTCCCTTGTTAAGTATAGGTTCCTGCACTAATACTAAGCACAGGGACGTGCTTTATTATACTATAGCTCTTTTATAGGGGGCTTAGGAGACCCTACTCCCCCTATAGAGGATGAGCCTACTACTTTATCTTTACGTAAACTCTTAATTACTATATAGGCCACTACTACAACTGCAACTACTATAATAAATACTTCCATCATACTATATCTCCTAAAAATTTAGAATGTTCTGCTTTTCTTCTGCGTAATAATCCTGCTATATGTTTACCGTTGTCCATATCCCAACGCTCAAACTCATTAGCAGCACCCAATAGGTCACCCGTATTTAGTTTTCTAAGTAGAGTAGAACTAGCAAAGGCTCCGGTGCCGACATTATAAACAAAATCTACTAAAGCATCAAACTCATTTTGCTTTAACTTAATTGCTACATAATGATTTACTGACCATACAGCCTTCTGTACATTATTCAATAGATCTGCATTTGCTTTTTCCATGCTAATACATACACCCGGTACTACATTATTAGTATTACCCCAACCATCTGTCCATACTCCCCCACCGTCTTTATAGGGCAATAACCTACATGATTCAAACTCCTGGGTTAATAGTATTCCTTTTGGAGAATATTGCATTTCTGGAGTCATGGTACTGTGATCCCTGCTTGTACTTCTTTAACGTTTTGAAAGGTATGCCCTGCGATCAGTGCCCCAACTGTGGGAACAACAACACCGGCATATACTAGCCCATCTACTTTACCCCACGCAGTTAGAATACTTGTAAATAGTAGTACCAGTATAGATAAAATGAACCTGCGCCCACCTAAGTTTTCTAGATTCATTATTTAGGTTCCTTATAGTTAGCAAATTCTTTTAATAATTTAATAGAATTATCTTGCTTACGTACACATTGGGAGTATATTTCCATATTAGCTAAGCTAATTTGAAGCAACTCATCTGGGTTTGATAAAGGGCGTAAAGGCTCACACCTTTCATATGCCCTAGCGTCTATATGAACTACCTTAGGAGTAATTACAGGAATGTCTGGTTTAGCATTCCATACGCATCCAGATAGGTGTACGCATATAAATATACTAGCTAATAGGTTTTTCATGGTGTATTAGCTTCCTCTATACCTTTATTATATGCATCTATAAAGTCTGTAGAAGGTTTACACTTTCCTTGCTCTATTGTATATAATGGTTTATTTTTAATAGAGGCTAAAATATCTACGAAGTCTTTCTTCCTAGTAATATTAGCAGCAGTAGTTTGATCTAGTATTAAACCACTCGTATTTTCTATATTAGCTATTCGCTTATCTAGACCCTCTTCAAATTGTTTAATACGTGCGGCACATTCTACATTAGCTGCAGCATACCCAATATCGTATATTTTATAATATCCTAAATATAAACAAGTTGCAAGGGCTATTGCCCCAGCAACTTGTTTCCAATAAGATTTAAGAAATAATAAAACTAATGTCATACGTACCTAATAGTATAGTTATAAGTTACATAGTTAATATTATATACCTGAGTAACTACATCTTTATTTGTATAAGATGTAATTATAGACTTATTAGGTATATCTGTAACTATATGGCGATCTGTTATACTTAATATATATTCTCTACTTAGTACATCCGTAACTATATGTGATGATACTACCGGAAGTATTATCTGCCCATTTACAATAATAGAACTATAAAATATAGAAGTATTAGATAGAAGTAATGGATTTAGTAATATTGTCCCTACTGTAATTACAGGACTATAGAATATATTACTATTAGTAAATAAACTAGGTAATAAATTACCACTAACAGCTACAATACTAGGACTATATAATGTACTACCAACTGAGATAAATCCAGGTGATAGGGTTACACTACCTACTGTAAGTGCTGGACTATATAATGTATTACTATTAGTAAATAAACTAGGTAATAAATTACCATTAACAGTTACAATACTAGGACTGTATAACGCGCTACCAGCTGAGATAAATCCAGGTGATAACGTTACACTACCTTTTGTAAGTGTAGGACTATATAATGTACTACTAGCTGATGTAAATCCAGGTGATAGGGTTACACTACCTACTGTAAGTGTAGGACTATAGAATATATTACTATTAGTAAATAAACTAGGTAATAAATTACCAACGGTTACAATACTAGGACCATATAATGTACTACCAGCTGAGATAAATCCAGGTGATAGGGTTATACTACCTA